TCCTCTAAAGTGAGGATATGGTCTTTAGCTTGGCTTACAAAATTTGCATACTCTTCATCTGACATATTATGCTTTTCTCTAAATTCTTGCTCTTCTTTTTTCTTAGAAACTTCAGCTCTATAAGCTTCAGCATTCTGTTTTTCGGTTCGAACAATAGAAGAAACTCTATTTTGAACTAACCCATCAACATGAGCATTCATTAGTTTAGCACTATCAGAATCTGGTTCAGACATGGCTTCATTAGCATCAAATATAAAATCATCATCAAGTTTTAATTGTTCTTTTATAGTTTTTGCAGGTGCTCCACCATTTACTAAATATTCCCTGACATGACTTACAAGGCCACTATCATTTTTCATAGCTTCAAGAACAGGTACGAATGGAGTTAACTCATCCATCTGTTCCTTTAGCTTAACGGCTTCACGACTACTATCTTTGTAGCGTTTTTGCCAGTCCGTACCGTCATTCGACTGTTCCGCATTGTTGGAGCCACTTTCAGGTTGCATTTGGGTTTCCTCAGGCTCATAAGCCATATCGGGGCCAACATCCTCGTGGGTTGCCTCATTTGGATCTACTATTCCGCCATTCACATCATTTTCTAAAGCATCAAAAAATCCTTCAGAGCCTGAATCTGATTGTGGGACTGAATCAAAAGACTCTTCAGTCATACCAATCTCAGGGTTACCTTTGGTTGTTTCTTCTTTAGACATAACATCTCCTTTTAGTTGTTATTCATCAACGTAGTTTACTCAGAAGTTCCCTTCTTTTGCAAATCATTTTTTATTTTCTCCGCTTGTACGGCTAACTTTTGTGATTGAGTACTAGCATTATTAGCCATAACATTACGTAATAATTTCTGTTCTCCTTCAGTCTGTACATACTCTTTATTCATGCTAGATTTAACTTCTTCTTTCTTCTTATTAATCTCAACATCAGCTTGCATAACCTTTTGTTTAATACCAGCCTGAACTAATTGTCTCTCTAGAGTTTCAATAGTACCTTCCTTATCTTTTAGAGCTTCTTGCATTTGACTAACTTGTCCTTGTAACTGAGAGTACAAACTCTTTCTCTTCATAATATTTTCTTTATTCTTAATATCAGTCTCTGCAAGTAGTGCTATATCATCTATAACTCCCATCTGCATTAACTGTTTCAATTCTTCTAAATATGCCCATCTATTTACAGGTAAAGTAGAACCAGATATAATTTTAACATCATATTTAATTGCTGAGATATCCATTGATTTACCTATAGCTTGTCCCATATCATTATAAATAGGAATATTAATTTCAACTTCTCTCTGCTCTTGTATTGCAGATGGTTGAATAATTCTAAATCTTTTATTAGCTGTATATACAGATTGGGCAAATTGTAGTACTACAGCCCCCATTTGCTTTAGAGCTGGTTCAATAGATGTATTCATCCATTGCTTAATTCTTCTTGTTCCATATTCATCTAAAGCCAACATACCTCTATATGTCTCTGTAGATCCAGCAGAATCCCCCATCATTGAACTATAAATACCTGCAAGATATTCCATATCACTCTTACCTTCTTGAACTATCTGAAAAAATGCACTAGATAGTGGAGCTGGCATTACAGGTGTAGGTCTTTCAACTCCAGGTCTAATAGGAAGCAACGCTCCTGGACTAGATGAATATTTCTCCCAAGTTTCAGCGTCAATACTTCCTTCTTCATACATCCATCTTAATGATGAACCTAATGAAGCATTATGTACCATAATCTGATGAGCTTTATTTATTTCTTGTTGTTTACCAATAAGTGGAGCAACAGCACTAATTGGATATGGTGTACCTGTCCACTTATAATGAAATGGTATTAATGGATAATCTTTTACGGTAGCTGGTAATATTCTTTCATATAATATCTTATCTCCAACTGCTACAATTTGCTTCATTCTAACATCGTAAAATTGTACTTGGTCTACAATATTATTAGCAATTTCTTTATTTTCCATTAAGATTTTAAATTCTTTTTCAGATACAATTACATTCTCTATCTTAGAAGCTTCATTCTGTAATTGACTAATTGTTTGTTGCTCAAAAGTTTGTAGTTGTTGCTGCATCATTTTCTGTTCTTTTTGCAATTCAATCTGCATTCTTTCAGGAATCATCTTCCCTTCTTGAACAGCTTGCTGTAATTGTTGTTGTGTTTCAAGGAACTTCACTTCCATCTCTGCTTGCATTTCCTGCATAGCAACTTGAGCTTGTTCCTTTATCTGCTGAATAACTTCTGGACTAGGAGGAATTCTATAAAACACATTCATAAATGAAACTTTTATTTTCTCATATATTTCAAAGTATTCAGTTAGCTCATCCTGTTCTCCTTCAGCATCAATAGCCATATTAGCTTGTTCAGTAGGATCATTAAAGGCAAATAATTTTTGTTCCTTATCCCCTAATGCTCTAGCAGACCAAGATCGCTGTGATTGTTCATCGCTACTAGCTTGTGAAATTTTCCTCTTCTGGTCAGGGAATATTTTAGTTAAATGATTCTTTGGAAGCACTTTTCTTATTAAGATAAAAGCAGCATCCTTAAATAACATATCTCTAGATTTAGGATCTATATAAATATCAAAAGGTTCAGGTTGTGTAATTACTACCTCTCCCATACCATTATCCATATCTCTATCTACAGAAATAAGTAAATATCCTAATCCTTTAGTGACGGCATCATTAACAGCATTCCCATACAAAGTATTGCCATCTGACAATCCCCATATATAATCACATAAATCTGAAAGAACAGCTGCTACATCTATATCACTACCTTCAGTTCCTACAGCTTGCCATCTAGGATTATTAGCAGTTGCATAGAAATTTAACATCTCAACTACAGGAAGAATTCTATTAATAACAAATGTTGGCATCCCCTGTTCTTCTAAGGAATTTTTTTCATCTTGACTTAACTGCTCATCATGAGCAAAGTCATAACCTTTCTGATTTACATACTCCCATTGCTTTCTAGTCCAAGTATTAGATAGATTATATAATTGCCTTATTTGATCTGCTTTCTTTTTCTTAGGCATCATTTGTCCAATCTGATTTAGCTAATTCTATTAATATTTCACTATGAGTATATGTTGTCATTCCATCAAAACAAGAAGGTGTATCACCATCCCATTTTAATATTGCCTTAGTACCATCTAAAGTCTTTCTTAGTGTTCCAGCAGATGTTTGGATTGCATTCATACATAAATTATCTAACTGCTCATCATCGTAATCTGCAAGAGTAATTATCACCCATTTTCTATTTTCAAAAGCCATTATGGTGTATCTCCTGTAAAATCTTCAGCAGCCATATTAATACAAATACCTGAATTTCCACCAACTAATCTAACTGAAACATTATCAACTGATAATACAGTGCCGTCAGCAGGCTCAATATCTACAAAAGTACCTGTAGCCATTAAATATTCTGAATAACTACCTACAGCACTTCTGGTTGCTCCTACTCCTGTGCCTGTATCTCCTAAATCTACATGCACACTACCACTTGTAAAAGCAGTTATATCAAAAGAAACCTTATATATTTTTCCAACTACCCCCACACCAGATTGTCTAGATTGCACTGTATCATCACTACCATCATCAGTATGATTTATAGTACCTCCTGCTATAGCCCAATTATTAGATGTTCCACTTGATACAGTCCAATTACTATCAGTATCAAATCCACCATTTGTAATAAGCTCTGCCCCTAAAGTAGGATTTGTTTCATCGCCTATATGTTCAAATGCAGAATTTCTATCATCTAAACTACCATCACCCATTCTCCACCAACCTTTTAAATTAGCTGATGCAACACCTTCTTTATTATTATATGATTCTCTACTATTATAAATAGTTTTAATTTGTCCATCTGTCAACATAATATCATACCAAGCAAACTCACTTATATTTCCAACAAAATGATTAGTTCCATCTACATCAGCTCCTATACAAAGATTAGTGCTATAAGCTGTAACACTACCAGAGCTAACTGTGGCTGGGTCAGTACTAACAGATTGTTCTATTCCATCAATATAAAGTTTACAAGCTGTAATATCAGAATGGTCATTCACAACAACCCATTGATGCCATTGTCCATCATCTTGTGCAGATGTATCATCCCAATATCTATAGTTAGAACCACCTCGAAACCATAATGGGTTACTATTATTATAATTTAAATGAAAAGCTCCTCTGTTTTGACTCCCATGACCAAAAACACCCCTATTTTTACCTGTTATATTAGATTTCATCCACCATACATAAGTCGCATCAGCAGCAGTATCGTCTCCTGCTGTTAATACAGAATCATCAGTTCCATCAAATTCTAATGAATATTCATCTCTGAATGAATCCCCACCTGATGTAACTATTCTTCTAGAAGGAAACATTAATCTTTTACAAATCCTAATCTAATATCAATATTAGTAGCTACTGTATGGTCTCCACTTGCTGCTCCTCTACATACACCAGCACAATAAATACTAGTAGTTCCAGAGGCAGCTTTTAAAACTAACCCAATATTTGCTTTTGTTGCTATCTGCACATCTACTAAATCAGACCAATTAGATACAGATACATGTCCTAACAACACTGCTGCATCTGCATTATCTGTTTCACTCGAACCACCCCAAGTTAAGGCTGACCCTGCTGAACCTAAGTCTTTTGTTACTTGGAAAAATAGTAAATCAAATGCTACATTTTGGTCTCCTTTATGAAAGACTGATACTGATTGTAATATTGATGTTCCACCGTCAACTGCTACTGCATTCGGTATTTCTAATGAATCAAATAGTAAGTCTGCATCAATATCAGTACTTCCTGTTGAAACTGTAGGAGTGACCGATATTAAATCGACATCCATTTTGTTGAGTTTTTCCTGAACGGTATATTTCTTTGTATCCGTTTGTGCCATTTTATTCTCCTTTAGAGTTGTGCTTTAAGGACTTGTATTGTCCGTGAATGCACTATTTTCTTTTTTTATATTTTCTTTTTTTCTTTACGGGTTTCCCGTACCATAAGTTATTAAAT